GGCAGTGATTGTTAATCTTGTGGACAGATTCCCATTCAGCGCCGTCATCCCAGCCCAGGTGCCCGCAGCAGTAGTCTGACGGAATGGGTTATTAGGAGACTGAACTGTATTGGTAATCATCAGAGGCATGAATGGAGCATATGCCAATGGAGCATTGAAGTAATTACCAGCATTCGACAACAGAATCATGTCGTAGTCAGCAATAACACCAGTTGCACGAATGACAGGAATACCATCATAGTAACCAAACAGACCCACAGACACGTTAGCTGCATCAGGAGCTGGAGTAAAGTCAGGCATACCACGTAAAGTAGCAGCAGCCAGTTTACCAACCAAATAACGATTGGCAGTAGGAGCACCAGACTGACTATGCAAGACCATTTCAGCATTTGCAATAGCATCAATAAACGTCAGTTTATTTTCAGCATAACTAGCAGTTGAAGGGCCTGGCAGATTACCATTAGCCTTACTCCAAGTGGTCAATGAACCAGCTGGTATATTGGCCAGAATTTGATTGATAGCATTGGTATTAAGAATGCGAGTCAATTCATTGGTCAAGTCAGTAGCAACTTCATCGATAGCAGAGCGACCGAACCGTTGAGTAAACGCGAAGTTAGCAAATGCACCAACATCAGCTGCCAGCGCCCAGATCTGAGCACGAATATCTTTAGTTTGCAATTGACCTTGGACTTTATCCAAAGCAGCCAGACCATCAGTATCCAGGTCATACATAGCTTGCAGAGGCAACACACCGCCAGGAGCAGCAGCAATATTAGCTGCTGGATCCAGTGCCAGAGTTACTGACCATACGCCAGTGGTGTAATTGATAGTACCTGACATCCCAAATCCTAACAGAGTACCATTACCATCATCCTTACCTTGACCAATACCAGCAATACTGATATTGAACAGATATGGACGAACTGGAGCTGCAGGCAGATTACCAGAGTAAGTCAAAGTACCAGCAACCAAATTAACCAGATTAGTTAGTTTGCGATTACCACCCAGAGTACCATCACCTGGATTATCACGTTGCAATGGTGAATCAATAACGTCGCCGGTATTATAGCCACCATCAGTTTGCATAGCACGCATTTGACGATAGTAAACGATACCATGTTCTTCAGACATAGGTTGAATCGAAGAGATCAACGGAAGAATTGAAGAACCAACAGATGCAGTAATAACATCCAAAGCGATCTGCGGCATATTACCCAACGAACCCAAGGTACCTTGTGATTCACAGAAGGTAGTGTATTGGGTGAATTGATCTAATTGCTGACCAAGAGCAACGATTTCATACGGAGACAGAGATTCATTGACCTTAGTCTTGATCGAGAATGCTTCATAATTGTCTACTTGATCACGATATTTGTCAGCATAGATATTCGCTTGGGTATCAATGCCAGCTTCGTTGATCTCAACTAGACTTTTAGTTTTTAGGTTTGCCATAATAATTATTCCAGTATTTAGATTGAAAAAGTTTAAATAAGATTAACGACGATTCATTAATCGTGCACCAAGGGAGGTATTGATGGGAGTTACAGTCGCTGCATCTTTCGATTCAGTGATTTGATGAGTTTTACGGATTCTACCAAACAATCTTGAACTATAGCTTTCAACAATTTCAGGTTCTTCAGGATTCACAACTGGAGCTACTGCAGTTGTATTGACACCAGCTGGATCAACCTTCTCTGGACTAGCAGTTTCAGTATCCAATGGGTTATTAGGATCAACCACTTCAGCAGCTTCAGAAGTAGACTTAGCTGGCATGATGTCTTTCAAGAAGGCACCAATTTCATCTAACGACATACCCTTATCTTGAAGCATAGTAACTTTTTCAACAGGAACACCAAAATCAGCAGCTAGTTGATCAGCTTGACTACCTTCGATTGATTCAGCAACACCTTCAGCTGCATCAAGAGCAGCTTTGATTTCAGCAACTGAGCCTAATTCACGATACGATTCTAGTTCAACGCGTTGAATTTCAGCTTGATCTAGAGCATTACGAATATCAGAAGGAGTACCCAATTCTTCACCATCTTCAGTCACTGGAGCTGCTGGATCAGCTGGAACTACAGCTGCAGCAATAGCTGCATCAGCACCATCATTAGCATCAGTGACTTGTTGCTGGAGTTCGACAATAGTATCCTTTAACTCATCAACTTGAGTACTCAGAGTAGTTAGAGCTTCAGTACCAGTTTCGATAGCTTCGTGAATATCATGAACAGTACCAATTACTTTATACTGAGCCAATTCTGATTGAGCTTCAAGGATTTGAGTAGTAGTACCCAGAGCTTGATAGTTTTCCAAGATGGCTGAAGTACTAGCCATATTAGTTTTCACTTTACCTAGTTCTTCGGTAATAGCTTGAATTTGTTGACTGGTAATAGTCTTTTCAGCTTTTAGTTCTGAAATGTGACTTTCCAGTATTTGAACAACTTTATCGTTTTCCATATTAGGACCTTCATTTGGTAATAGGTTAATAGATGACTCTTGAACTACATTAGAAGAATCAGATGCAGCTATTGGAGCATCTAATATTGGTAATTCTAGTGGCGCTTCCTGTGATTCTAGGATACTAGGTAAAGCTTGATTATATCCTGGTGATTGAACAAAATCGATTCTCACTAGTCTAAATGCAGATGGAACCACCGTCTTCTGAGATTGTGAAGTGGATTTAAATAATCCATCAGCCTTAGTTGATACACGTAGTTTAACACCTGCTCTTATTAAAGTATTTAAATTACGTCCAGCTTTTGTATTTAGGATAAGATAATCAGCTTTACCAATATTATCTTCACCTATCCAAACTCTTGAAACAATATGAGATGCTTTACCATCTCTAACATCATTATCTGTTAATTCAGAATTATGACCTATTGTACCTAGAACTAATCTATCACGTAATCTTGCTTGAAAATCAGATTCAGAAATTGCTGATTCCCATGCTTCTTGTGGATAAAATACATTATTTTTACTAAGTGTTTCAGGAAAGAATGCAGGTCCTGAGAATTTACCTATAATATGTTCTCCATCAACTTCTGATGCAGCTTCAGCTATAGTAAATAGGGTACCCTCAGTACTTTCCCATGATTCTTGTATTGTTTCTTCATTAGGTGGATGGGTATTCATACTGACCCTAACTATTAAGTACCTAGAGGAGCATTAGTAGGTGCAGCTACTGCTGGAGTAGGCAAATGTCTATTATTAAGAACTGTACCATCAATATTTACTGCAATACCTAATAGTCTTAGGACATTAACAGCAGCACGTGGATTATTAGTGGTAATAACAATATTATCACCTTCACGTTTCACATCTGAGTGAGGACTAACTTTTGATTGGATTAGCATTTTAGCTTGACCAAAGTTAATACCAGCAGAAGGTACACTAAAAGTAGTAGGTCCAGCAGCAGGTCCTGCAGATACGGTCAGCTGATTAATAGTGGCAGCATCTTCCATAATCTTCGTACTAGCCTTGGCAGTAGCTTGTGCTTTAGCTATTACCTTTTGGTATTGTTGAAGAGATGACATAATAATTCCTTTATTAAAGTTTCTCAATTTTATCAAGATTATTGATTACATTTTCAAAATCTGGTGTTCGTTGCTGAGCATGTAATTTCTCTGCACTATAATCAGCTATTTCATCAAAGTTATCAGATAGACCCTTTTTAATAGTATCTACTTTAGCTAAAAATGCATCATATCGTGGTTGATCATTAATAGTGTTAATTATAGCAGATAATCTTTTAAATATTTTATGACAATCATCAAGACTGTATTCTGTTCTTGATTCCTGAATAGTCTTTAATAATCGTTTTGTTAAATCACTAGCTTTTGACATAGGATTAATACTTTCTTGTAGAGATGATTGATCTGGAGTAGCAGCTACTTCAGCATTTGTTTGAGTAGCTTCTGGCTCTGTATTAGCAATCACTTCGCCAGCTTGAGATTTAGGTTCATTATCAGCAGCTTCAGCTTCCTGACTAATATCTTGTTTATTAGTATAAACTTGAGTATCAGAT